CACCGCGCCCGCGGGCACAGAGGTAAAGCCGCCAGCTCCGTTGTCGGTCGCTGTCTGGATGACCGCACCCGTGGTCGGGTTGATCTCTTGGAAGACGACGCTCTCGCCGCGGGCCGGGTTCAGCGGGCGCACTGGGTTGTAGGCGAGGTTAACGCCTAAGATCGTGCTCGCGCCAGGAACGCCGAAGTTGATACCGTCGCCGGTACCCAGGGGCTCGCCGTTCTGGAACTCAGAGCTGTAGTCTCGATCAAAGTCCCTCGGGAAGATATTGCCCGCGACCGTGCTGCCCTTGTTAGAGCCGTACAGGAAGTCGAGATAGAAGATTGCAGCGATAGGCGCGTTGATCGGCTGCACCGAGACAAGCTCGTGCGCGATCATGTTTGGCACCACTCGGCGCAGCACCGGGAAGATGTACTTCTGGAAAGGCCCGACGTTTTGAGTACGGGTCTCCTCAGTCATGTTCCGGGTCAAGTCTACGATCTGGTTCTCGTAGAGGTTGGCCGAGGCATTGCGCTGTTGGATCTGCTGCCGGGTATTGGACGGCATCCCCTTGAGTAGGGGGCTCCACTTGTCGAGAATTTGCGCCAACTTCTCGGTGCGCTCCTTCTCATAGTTGTTGATCTGGCTCTCGAACAGGGCTTTGTGGTCGAGGGTCTGCTGTGCCGTTAGGTCCATGAATATCTCCTTACTCCTTTGCTGCTGCTGGAGTTCAGCAATTAAAAAATGCAGCGTAATCTTCGAGTCCCCTTTACTTCCCGACCCTCATCGGAAGTATCAGTGACTCAAAACGAACCTATCTTCCCCGCGTCCTTGTCTCCTTACGACAGTCTTTCAATATCAGCGAAGGTGGTGCCCAACGCCGACAGCTCTACCGCGCCACCGTTCACAGCTCGTGTGGGCTCTTGAGTGGTCGGATTGCGGCGCTCTTCATCCAACGCGCTCGGTGTACGCCCACCACCACTATTAGCTAGACGCAGACGTTGGCGAGTCGAATCAGCCAGGTGTGAATCGCTGACAACCGGTGTCTCACGGTTCTCGCTGAGTAGCTTATCGACCTCATCCTCGCTCTTAGCCTTTGATTGAGTGATCAAGGCCTTCATGCGAGGGGAAGCCGATGGGATCTGGGCGAGGCGTTGCTCAGCGTAGAGCTGGGCCTTGAGCTGGTCGTTCTCTTCCTTCAAGCCCTTGGTCGCCGCCAAGGTTCGCTCAAGAGCGCCAACCATCTCTTCGGTCTTGGCTCGCAGCTGAGCCACCTCATTGGCAGCTCGCTGACGCTCCTCATCGCGAATGGCTTGGGCTTTAGCCTCTTCCACCTGCTTGGCCTCTTGACGCTTCAGGTCTTCAGCGCGGTATTTAGCTAGTTCTTCTTTTACACCCTCGATTCGCTCTTTGAGTGAGTCGATGTTGGCGTACTGCATGACATCACCGATCACCTTGCGGATCAGGGCGCCGTCTTGATCTTGGCCCAGCGTGCGCTCTAAGAAGAAATTGTAGCCTGCCTCGCGAGCGACCTGCGCGTACTTAATCGCCTTGGTCTCCAGCTCCGCATTAGCAGTCTGCAGAGCCTCGATGACCTTGGTGCGTTCGACTAAACGGTCCTCGTAGCTCTGACGCTGAGCTTCCAACTCCAAATCCTTGGCGCCAATAGCTGTAGAAACGTCGTCAGTGACCACGAAGGGACGAACTGCGTCTTTGATCTTGCGAAGAGCGGTGACAGCACCTGCGACCATCGGATCAGAGAGAAGCTCTTGCTGCACCTCTTCACGAAGGCTGGCGCGCATCTCTTGAGTCTTGGTGAGAAGCTCTTGTGCGAACTGCTCTCGGAGCTGAGCTGTCAAGCGTTCCCGGTCTAGTGTCACTGCCTCGATCTTGACCTCTGCGGCCTTGGCGACGGGCAGAGTCTCCACCAGCGGATTAGTGGGCATAAACTCTAAGCCCTCAAACACCACCTCGGGATAAGCGTTCTGGTCTGCGGGGTCCACCACGAAATCAAAGGTCTGCAGGTTGTAGTCGGCTTGAACCTCTTCAATACCCTCTGAGTTGGGCACCGTCGAACCGAAGCCACGAGAGCTGACACCGATCTTACAGCCCGCAGCTAAGAGCGCCTGGAGGTCTTTGCCTCGCTGGGTGTCAAGGATCTCGGCGCGGCCACGAACGATGCCGTCTTCGCCTAGGGTAAGCCCAGTAATGACGTGGGAAACCCGCTGCAGCATGGTACGGCCATCAGCTGGATGATCAATCTCGCCCAGCACTTGACGGTTCTTCAATGCGGCGTCTAAACGAGCAACCTGCGACTCCATCACAGCGCGAGAATAACGACGCTTGTTGGCAGTAGGCTTATTGGTGTCCGCGAACTCTCCCTCGACCTGTACGCGGCGAATCACGCCAGGGGTTGGAGGGGTCTTGTCCTCGACAAGGTGCAGCGGAACGATACGGTGATCGACGAGAAGTTTGGGTGCAGACTTAGTTACCATTTTCGATTCTTTCTCCCCTGAAACGGAGTACCCCGGAGCATCTTTGGCCCAGGGTGTTTGACTCGTCGTGTTACCGACGTAAAGAGCTTCATCCTGCGAGCTGTGAGACCCAGAGCCTCCCGCCGACCACTCTGGTATGCGGTTCGACGCTGGCGCCAGGCCTCATCTATTTTCCCAGGCTGTTGCTCGCCTCCGCTTCCTCGGCCAACTCTTGGCCCATCACTTCATACAGCTCAGTCGCATCCATCACCACATCGCTCATCGCACGATACTGCGCTTCCAGTGCGACGCCATCGATCGGATCGGTGCTCTCTTGTAAGTTGAGTACGACGTTGTTCGCACGGTCTGCGAGCGCGTCGTAGTCTTCCGAGAGGCCGATGAGGTCGTTGCTCTGGTAAGCCGTCCCAAAGACTTTGAACGCACGGCTTAGAAGGTCAGCGTGTAGAGCAACCTCCGCAAAGCCCTTGATGACTTGGTCGGTCTCTTCGGCGCGAGTGTTAGCGAGAAGAGCATCGACCTCAGTGATGAGGGTCTCGACACCATCTACCGGTGTCTCGGTGGTCTCACGATGCAGCTTGTGGTTCAAGCGCTTCGCTCGCTTCGAGGCCTTGTGCCCCGCAGAGCTGTGAGCGTAATGCTTGCGCGCTGCCTTAGTCTTGCGGGCAGCTTGGCGCCACTGCGCTCGCTCACCGGAGGTATGTCGCTGGGCCTTAACTAGCTTCCCACCCTCACGTCGCTTCTTCTCTTCAAGAGGTGCGACATCGGCGGGAGGTAGGGCGGCAGCAACAACGGGCTCACCGGGGAGCGAGGCCGAAGGAGGCCGTTCCGTGAGGAAGGTTGTCTCGCTCAGCACTTGACGCCCAAGTGTAGTAGTTGGTGTAGTAGTGGCGGTCTTTGGTGTAAGGGGGTACCCGAGCTGGGCCAGCTCTAAGTCCAAGTCGAAGACTTTGTTCACGGTCTAAACTCCTTGTTGTAGCACCGACTTACACCGAAGCCCCATAATCTAGGCAGTTGTACTGCCCCTCTGGAACCCTGTCAAGCGGTACTGTTAGTTAACTCAGTCCTATAGATCAGTACTACACTTCCAAGTACTGGAAAACAGTGGGTTAGACCCCCTGTCAAGCTTATTTATCTAAGTGGAGTGTACTGGAACCGAACAAAGGCGCAAGAGGAGAAATCTATAGGTCAGCGTGAATTGTGTAGGCGTGTAGCCTCGGTTTGTAGGCGAGTGGTCTTGCTAAGGTCCGACATCAAGCCAGAAATGTTTTCCAAGCGACGAGCTAAGCGCGCATCAGATAACACAAGCTTGTCTAGCTTCGATTCCAGTTGCTTCTCGTGCTCTCGATTACCCTCTAGCAGCGCTCGCTCATCCCAGCGACCTCGCTGATGTCCCTGCAAGAAGCTACGAGCGCTCGTTAGAACAAGACGCTCACGAGCCTCTACGCCCTCTGGAGCAGGAGCTGGGACGCCACCGGCCTCGGGCGGGGGAGCGAGGATCTGCTGCCCTTGTGCTTGACCTTGGGCCTGTTCTACAGCCCCGCGCATGACGTCCTCTGTCTTCTCCTTGAAAATGGTCTCAATCTCGTCGTCACTCATCGCAAAGACCTTCGATAAGATCCAACGACGGGAAACAAAGAGGTCCATCCTCGTTGCGAAGTCAGCCCTGGCGTTGTTGACCTCCATCTGAGCAAGTTCGTAGATCGCGGAAGGCACCGGCATGTTGATCTTGAACTGCACTTGGGTGGGGTCATACATGTTGCGGATGATGAGGTGCTGCCTAACCACATGGCTCAAACCGCCGATTAGCTCCTGCTGAATCCTCAGTACCAAGCGCGCAAATTGAATGTCCTTCGACGACAGGGGCGACTTGTCGATCACGTCGCTCTGGGTCAAGTAAGAACGGGGCATTCCGATCGAGGCATAGAGCCGGTTCTGGAAGAACTCCAACAGCTCAGTGCTGGGCCAGCCCTGCGAGGATAACGTGTCGATCCTCGAACCGTCCGCACCTTTCCTTACAGGTACGAGGATGTGGTCTTCCGAACTCAAAGGATTAAACTTCAGCGAAAGCTGGTTCGTCGCCGGGTCAATGAACCTCTTTTTGTTGAGCTGGTGGCGATATTTGGTTAGCGCAGCGAGAGCTTCGTTGGGAGGGGTGTCGCCCACATCCACGTAGAACACCAAGCGGTCTTGTGCCTTCTGCAGCTGGTGCAACATCGCAGAGTCTTCCAGCAACCAGATCCGTTTGACGACGCTCCTGGCGTTGTCGAGGACACTGGTTCCGTAGACGCTCTGGCGGTCTTTCAAGCGAAGACGAAAGTGAACCATCTCCCAAGGCTC